GGGACGACATAGAAGAAGAGCACGTTTACCAAGTAACCGAATGACATCGAAAAAATTGTCATCTGATAGATTGCGCCACTTAGGTTGGGGAAATACCTTATCCTTTGTGATCAGCTTGCCAGCAAACTCGGCTAACAACCGAGAGTTAAGGCTTTTGGCCTCAGAAACTGGGCAACCAAGCTCTTTCAAAGCCGCAATATACTTGGTATACAATCCATCGTTCAGGATAACTACGTCATCGCCTAAAACAAAAAAATCATGGCGGTGTTCTCCATCATTAAGGTGGAGCAGTAGTAAACCATGTGTCAAAGCAAATGAAGAAAAGGACGGGTAAAGCCCCAAGGGTTGCCCCTTAGACCATTGAATAGTGGTCTTTCCCATTCGCCATGGTGCCCTAGAAAGGAACTTAAAGAGTCCCACGTAGTCCCTGGTTGTTTTACAAACCAAGGCTTCTAAGACACTAACCTGAAGGGACAGCGGAAAATAATCAGTTGCTGAACTCAGATCGACACAATGAACGATTTTGCCAGACGAAAGGTGTCTCTGCACATAAGGTATAGCTTTGCTTTGTAAATGGGTACAATCCCACGGAAGCCTTTGCAAAAGGGCATACAAAGCGTCTCCTAACGGCCGTAAGGCCATTTGGTAAACCCTGTTAGGGTTAGCTACAGACCGCAATTTGTAACCGGGTTCTTGGATGAACCCAATTGCGCCAACAGTATCGATTCTTGGGCCATGTGGTCCAATCGAGTCATATGCTGGTTCCCACGATCCTTTAACATCTTCAAAAATCGTGCGGAAGTTCCTCATGGCAACCTGCCCGTAGTATGATAGGTGTAAATCCATCCACTGGGTCATCCAGTGTGTAGACTCAGGATGAGTCTTGCCATCAATTGATGGTACCCTCTTTTCCGACGAGGGACAATACGACCAATAAGGCGGGGCTGGTCCTAAGATCAGCTTCTCACCCAGTTGGTGGGCCATCTCCACAACACCTTTCTCTATTCCATTGGGTAATGGAAGATCTTGCGCAGTAACACCATTAATGAATTTCTCCATTTGTTGGTCAGTAGGCAATGAAGCCACCAACCTGGTGTAACTACGTAAGAGGGTTATAACGGCGAAACCATACCGTTTACCCTTGGCAGCTAATCTGTACAAAGACCCGTAAGGGCCTTTAGGTATCCCGTCGCGATGACGTTTTACCCATGTTGCTACCATATCCTCTCCCGCTGTATGCCGAATAAAATCGACATATAATTCTTTCATGCGGGACACCGTCCAGGCTTCGCCGTTACAGGCTAGCCA